TTATAGTACCATCAGAAGTAAGTCTATAAGCACCCGTTGTATTTATGTTAATTACATTAGCACTAGTTAAACTTGCGTCTGTTGTAGAAAAATTACTTGGAAAAAAGTTAACCGCATAGTTAAAAAAGTTAAAACCGCCTAACCCACCGAACCAATAACCGCCAGTTAATAATCCACTTGTTTGATTTGAAATTAATGTAGTAACTGGGTCTGTTGTTGGAATAGGTTTTGGGAAAGTCATATAAAAGTTAAGAAACTTTTCACGTGCAAAAATATTCCCACTATACGTAAATCCCGCAAATGTATGAATCCTATCGAATAAATATGATATTCTTGCACTTGGTATTAAATAATCTGCATTTAGATTTGATGTACTTGTGTAAAGTTTGCCATTATAATCAGCAATAATATATTTATACGCTTCTGTATCATTCCAACTATCAACGATTGTTGTTAAGTCTTTAACGTGGTTTAAGTCGTCAATACCTATATCGGTTAAAGATTTGTTTTCAATACTTCGATAAAAATCAATAATGCCATCGTATGTATTAATCTCATAACCTTTAGCAGTTGTTTGTCCTACATTGCACCAACCATTATAAACAATATGCTTACCGCTTTTAGCATCTATTAAATCAAATCTATTTTTACGATACGGAACATTTGAAGTATTACCTACTAAAAAAAGGTTTTGCATTGCACGAATATTTTTAGCGGTAAATGGCAAAGTAATTTTATTGCTAAAGTTAGATTGTCTATTGTCTAACCTTGCAATGTCATTCACTTGTTTAGTCAACGCAATAGGTTTTATATCACTTAACTCAATCTCAAATCCGTTTATGTAAGCTATATAACTCATATAGTACGTGTGTCGTTTATTGGTAATTCAAAAGTTAATGTAAAGTTATTCAAACTACGTTTTGTTTTTTCTTTTGGAATACTTGATGTTACTAAACTAATTTCTGTCCAATCATTAAAATTATTTACCGCATTCGGTGTCCCTATAAACCAATATATTTTTGGAGAATCAAATAAATCAGATAACAATAGTTGTTCGTCTTCGTTTATAACATCGGTCGTTACATTAACCCTATTTTGGCTTGTTTTACCGATTTGAATTGTTTCACTTAACGTATCCTCTAAATTATTATAATCGTTGTTTATTTCGCCTAAATCTTTTGTTTGTTGGTTTGATTCCCAATTCTCAAATAACCAATAAGAGTAACCGCCTAAAGAGTTAATCCATTTAATATAAAATCCGTTGTCGCATTTTGGTGTTATCGTTTGTAGCTTTATGGTTGCTCTTGTTATGTCGTTGTTTTTAAGTTGAATATTTTCAAAAACAAGATTAAAAGAATTAATTATATTTAAAATTGGTTTATTTAAACCATCGCTAAAAATAAATCTAGTTCCTAAAAAATTATCCCCAAATGCATAATTACCTTGACTTGTAAGCATTTCTATAAATCCTAACAAATATTTACCATTATAAATACTTAAATCTAACGGATATTCCTCCCAATATTTTAATAGCATCGTTCTAGTTGATAGGTTTTGAGGCAACAATACAATAACATCATCGCTTTGTAAATCTTCTCTAGTATTAAGTTGCAAATACCCACTTAACCATTTTGAGCTAATTGTTGCAGTTTCATTCGACAAATCAACAAAATTAATTTGTATATCAATATCAGTATCTAAAAACACTTTATCAGTCCAATCGTATGTCGGTGTTATTGTTATATCACTTATAAGTAAATCATCAGTAAAATTATCAACATTTAAAAACGTAGTTATGTATTGTTTTAAGTTAAGATAAAATCTTTTATTAGGGTGTGGATATAATACAATTGATGTACCATTAATAGTAACTTGACAATTAATAACATCTAAAACATTATTAGTTGTAAAGTCTAAAATATTGTTATTGTAAGCTAAACAAAGTTTATCGTTTGGTATTGTTTTATTAAAGATTATTGCCATTTGATTAAGAAGTTTTTATCGGTTGCTATTTCACAAGCGTAATGCCAAGTTTCATTTACACCTTGCGCTAACTTATAAGTAATTCCAATAACACTAACTTGATACCCTACTACTATTCTTTGTAGTTGTTCAGTATCTGTTATTAAAAAAACAACATCGTTTAAATCAAAGTCTAAATCTATTTTTTTTGATATTTTAGTTTGTTCCATTACGCTACTACTAATTCGTTTAACATTCCTTTTATTTCTGTCGCTACTCGCATTGCTTCAACTGCTCCTACTTCGTCAATTATCATTTGTATTCGCTCTGGTGTAATTATTGTACTAATCAATTCAACTCCTCCAAACCTTTCACGCTTCCAACCCTCGTTTGCTATTTTACGTGCTATTAAAAAAGCTAATGAACTTAACGAAATTGTTTGTAATGCTTGTGCAAAAACTCCTTTATCAATTATCCATTTACGTATTGATGCTATATTTGGAAAACTACCAGCACGTCGCCCCGTTTCTAATTGTTGAGCGTAATCGTTACCCCATAATTTTACGTTATATCCTTTTTCTGTATCACTTACAACCACTTCCAAACTTTCAACAAAATCGCCCGACGCTCTCATTCCTTTAGCATCGTACAATATAGCAATATCGGTTTTAATTAATTCAAAACCTTTTATTAGTTGTTGGTTATGCATCGTAACTTGTTAATGTTATAGTTCCAATAATTCCATCAAAATTAACATCTTTAATATTAATCGTATCAATATAACTTTCGTTGCTAATATCAAAACCCGCACAACCAAAATCTTTAACTATTGCGTTCCAACTTTCAATCAATGGTTCGATATTCGTTGTATATTTATTATCAATAGTTTGGTTTGTTTCATTCATATAAGGCATATCCAACGTAGAAGTAACACATAAACAAAAGTTTATAGTAGCTTCGTAACCCGTTGCAATACCTTGACCGCTTCTTTTAGGTCGTCTTTGTATCGGGTCGCAAAAGAAATGAATTTTACCAGCTTGTAAAACATCGGCATTACTAAACAGATTTTGCACAACCTTTGTACCAACGATAAAAGGCATATCTTTTGATTGAAAATAGTTGTCTAAATATCTTTGTATATCCATTATTTCTTTTTACTCCTTAATTCGTTAAACTTACTTTGTACTTGTGACTTTTTATTATGTAAAACCAATAATGTCAATATTTCGTTATACGCTTTGTTTTGCAAATCATAAGGATATATTCCATAAATTTCTCCCAATTGTACTAAAGGCATTAAATCGCTAAATACATTCAATGTTGACCCTCCCGCTTGTTCCCAAAGTCCAGCATCAGCATCAATTGACTTTAATAACTTTGCTTCTTTCTCTTGTGTATCTTTTAAGTATTTTACTATGTAATTCTTTGCACTGAAATACTCCTCAATCGATGCACTCCAAAACGTTTTATTATCGATATTAAAAGCAATCATAAACATATCACACATATCCTCTAATGTTTTACCATTATTCGATAAATAAAACAATTTTCTTACCTCTGCATACGTTATTTTATTATAATCGAGTTTACTATTGCAAAATTTATTTAAAGGCTTTAAAGCGTTTAAAATTAAATCGTACTCTAAAGTATCGAGTAATTGTGAATATTGTCTTATATTTAATTTATCCATTTGATACAAAAGTAATTAAAATTTAAACACGAATTGATGTTGAATAGGTTTTTTTTATTAAATTTCTTTCAATAGCGTAACAAGTCATATCAATATGCTCATCGTGCTTACCATTTGGGAAAATAGATATTTGATGTAAAAAATGTTCGTTCCAATTGCCATCAACTAAAAATAAACGACCTCCCTCAACATAAGGACTTGATGCTCTTGCTCTTTCAATCTTTGACATTCTTAAAAATTCTCCATCTATTTCAGCAATATTAAAACGGGTTTGACTTTTTAATAATTGCACTAAAGATTTTCCACTTGCTTTAGGTTCTATTAAAATAGTTGATATTGGTAAACCTATCGAGTTGATATGTTCAGGAATAAATTTTAATAGTTCGGGCATTTCTAAATATTTATCAATACTTGAATAAATATAAATATCATTATTAAATTTACCTACTATTTGTATTCCAGTAGGGTCATTCTTTGTATCTTTAGTATAAGCACCATCAATAATCATTTCCCAGCGTATAGCAGTCGGTAACTCTTGTTTTTTAACAATAGTAAACCAATCTTTACGCCATTCTCCACCCTCTTCGGGTGATGGTGTTTGCATATATTGACCCGCAAAATTATATCTGTTTGCTTGTCTAATTTGCTCCAACTCTTCAAAGGTATGTTTTTCATGGTATAAAGGCTCGTTAAATTCGTTTAACGCTGGTAAACATAAATGTTCCCAATCCTCGCCACTTCCACCAGCTAATAAAAAACCGCTCATATCCTCTTCGTGTAGTCTTTGCATAATAACGATAATTGGTGTGTCCCTATCATTTACCCTTGACCGAATAGTATTATTATATCTTTCGTTTACAGCTTTACGTTTAACCTCACTATTAGCATCATCAGGCTTTAACGGGTCATCGATTATAATTGCACCGCTAAATGTTTTTTGTTCAGCTACACCAGCACCAAAACCAGTAATTGCTCCACCACTTGCAGAAGCATAAACTCCACCTCCATAATTGTTAAACCATTTCTTTTTTCCTTGTGCATCTTTTTTAAGTTCCATTTGCCACAAAGATTGAAACGCTTCACTTTCAATATATTCTTTTGTTTGACTTGAATTATCAAGTGCTAAGTCATCAGAATAAGATAAATGTATAAATTTAGATTGTGGATTTTTAGCCAAACACCAAGCAATAAAACACTTTACAGCTAATTCTGTTTTGCCATAACGAGGCGGTATGTTTATAATTAATCTTTTAGTTTGTCCGTTATAAACTTTCGTTAATGCTTCAGCTATTAAAACAAAATGAGGCGCAATAATAAAATTACGCCTATGATTTTCTTTGTAGATATAACGT